CTATGGGGGGCTGATAATGAGACTCAGTCTCAATAAGGGACGAATTTAAACAGGCTAAAAACAAATGTCAAGTAAAATAAAAATAAATAACTTTTTTGCTTGACTTTATGCTAGGGGTGGGCGTATGTAAATAAAGTTCTGAATTAATTAAAAAAGTTCTTGCAATTGTAAAATAAAATCTGTTTATGCATCCAATAAATTTAATATGCAAGTAAAATATTGAAGCCTTAATGAGATTGAGACTCAACAAGACACCTGCTAAAATCACATAGTATTTAAACGCTCATATTATAGCCTTAATGGATAGATAGTTAAGTAATGTATAGTATGTATGCCTATTAGATAGATATAAGGATTTAGGCGAAATATTCTCGACAAATAATAACAAAATTAATTTGTTATTGAGATATGATACAAATAATTAAAAAAATATTAAAAATATATTGACATTGTAAAATATTATCTATAGTATTGACACATGATAACAAACAAACAGAGCAAAAAACAAGGGGACTCAATAAGGGTTATTGAGGATAAAACGCTTAAAACGCTCACAAAAAAGGAAAATAAAATGGAAAATCAAACAAATCACGCAATAAATAAAGCAATTAAAAGCAACAGCACCAATAAAAAAAATCCAACGTATGAATTAAAAGAAAATTCACACTTGTTTATTGAGCTACCAAACGGCATGGATTTATCAATATACTCTAGTGAGGATGGCAGTTACTGCTCATTAGCAGTAAGTAATCATGAAACAAGTAATTTTAAAACAGAAATTGCAGAACGTACAAACCATCATGACTGGGGTAGTGTTGATAAAATAGAAATTAAACAACATAATTATAATGATTGTTCACTCAATGAGGAATTGAAAATAGTAGGCGGTAGAATGCTAAATATTCAATTAAATAATTTTATCAATAAATAACTAACTAACAAGCCCCCTTTAATTAGGGGGCTTTAAAAAAAAGGAAAAATAAAAAATGGATAATCTATTAATTATAAGTGTTTTTGGTTTTTGTTTTGGTGTTTTTGGTCTTGGTGTTTGTTGTATTATGTTAGTTTACCAAGATATCCAACAGTCAATAAAAAATAAAAGGGGTAAATAATGAGTCATTTAGGAATATTTCTAGGAATTGTATTAGGTGCGGTTTTTGGGTCTTTGGTTTTAGGCGGTCACTATTTATTGATATTAATTAATATTATTTGGGGCTTTTTAACTTGGTATCTAATAGGATATTTAATATATAACACATTAAAAAAAGGGGTATAAAATGAAATACAATCTAATAAGCAATCCAATTGTTAATTATAAAGCTAGTAAAAATCTAGATTTAAAAGTTATGACATATTTTTTGAGCTTAATGCCATCAGATTTGAGCGGTTACAATGTTTGTCCGATGGCTAACAGAGTATTAAAAAAAGAAAATAATAAGAATAAATCAGATTGTAGCAAAGTTTGTGTTGCTCATAATGGAAACGGAAATTATAGTAATGTAAAAAAGGCAAGAATAAGAAAAACAAAATTGTTTTTTGAGAATAAAGATTTATTCATGGAACAATTAGTGTTTGACATATTCAAGGCTATAAATGAAGCTAAAACGAAAGGCTTTAAACCTACATTTAGATTGAATGCATATTCAGATATTAAGTGGGAAAAAATCAAAATTAGTTCATTTGGCAATGCTACAATTTTTGAATTGTTCCCCAATATTACTTTTTATGACTACACAAAAAATCTAAATAGATTAATTCCTAGTAATTATGAATTAACTTACTCGCACTGGGGAAATTGGGAACATACAAATAGCCAAATAAAAAACGGGTTAAATATTGCTATGGTTTTTGATAAAAGGCACGAACTACCAGCAAAATATCAAGGAATAAAAGTAATTGACGGAGATAAAACCGACTTACGAACTACAGAAAATGATGGTAAAAATATCATAGTGGGTTTAAGAGCTAAAATGAGCTTTAAAAACATAGATAACGAACTAAAAAAAGATAAATCTTTTATAGTATCATAAATAAAAAGGAAACTAGAAAAATGAAAAATAATAATAAACAAATAGATAATCTTGAATTGTACAAATACTTAATCAAGCGGTTTAATATGACTAAAGAAGAAGCTATTAAATCAATGAAAAAACATAATCAAGATATTTCTTTTCTTAATTAAAAGCCCCTTGCACATACAACAAAAGCCCCTTTTTGGGGCTTTTTTTGTGTCAAAAAGGGGTCAAATCCTGCGTTTTTTTAGTTTAGGCATACCTTACCCAGCCTAACAAATAAAACGGCTTTTTAAGTCTAATTTTGCAAGTTAAAATTAAATCTCTGAATAAATCCAAGATAAAAAAATAATTCTGAATAAATCAAAAATATTAGAATTTTTCTTATTGAGAATGAGTCTCAATAACAATTACTTAATGAGAATGAGTCTCAGTATCAATCTCAATAAGCTATTGCAAATGAGTCTCAATAGCAATAATTTATAAATTTACATATAATTTTTTATAATGTCAAGTTATAATTTATAATTTATATTTATAATTTATATTTTTGAAAATAATTTCATTTTTTACTTGACTTTGTCAAAAAATCGATACGCTTTATATTTTATATTTTAATCGATGTTTTTTAAATAGTCGACACCTTATGTTAAAAACTTTTTTTATGCCGTTTTAGGGCTATTTATGGGCTTTTATTCTCGACAAAATAAGCCTGATAAATACTATTATTATTAGACTTATAAAAATAATTTAAAAAAATACTTGACTTATATTATATATTGTTTATAAAATTAGAAAACAAAAGGAGTTATAAAAAATGGAATTAACTAAAGCAACAGAATTAGCTTTATCTTTAATGGATAAGCACGATTTAAATAGCTGGGGCTTTTACATGGATAATGCTAAAAGGCGTTTTGGGTGTTGTCATTATAATACTAGGTCAATATCTTTATCAAAAGAATTGGTTCAGGCTAATTCTGAAGATAGAGTAAAAATGACTATATTACATGAGATTGCCCATGCATTAGTAGGTCATGGCAATGGTCATAATAGGATATGGAAAAATAAATGTTTAGAAATTGGTGGAGATGGTAACAGGTGTTATACTACAGATAACACAAATACAATAAAAGGCAAGTGGCAATATAACTGTATAAATTGCGGTAGAATTGTACATAGGCATAGAAAAATTAGAAAACAACTTGCCTGTGGTCGTTGTTGTAAAAAATACAATAATAATAAATGGTCATTGGATTATTTATTAGTACCTTATAATTTTAATTGTAAAAAAATACCTTGACAATTATTATAATTGTATTATAAACTTAATAAAACAAAAAAGGAGTTAAAAATGCAGTATGAAAATTATCAAAGACACATAGTGGAAATTAAAAAAATAATGAAAAATATTAAGACATATATTGATAAAGATAATGCTGGAGCAGTCTGGAATTGTTTAACAGATTTAGAACTTTCATCTAAATGGTTATGGCAACAATATAATACTGATATGGGATATCCTAATGAGAATGAATAGAGAAAATCCAAAAAGCCCTAACATTAGGGTAAAAAAACATTGTGCCAATTATAATACAGGACATATTTGTTCAGGTGCTATGATTAATCCTGATTTAAAACAATGGATTAATTCAGATATGTGTGGCAAAAAATGTTTAATAACAGATAACAAAGAGTGTGATTATTTTAATTATATAGTTGCACCATCAATAAAGGAGTTATAATGGATGATAATATTAGAGTAAGGCAATTATATCTAAAAAAGATTCTAAAATATCAAAAAGCACTTAGTGAGATAGCTAATGAGGATTTGGATTATATTAGAAAACAACCATTTGACATTAAACAAATAGTAAGAAAGGCATTAGAGTATGACACAGATAATTATTAGTAAAAAATCAAAAAGAGTTTATAATATACTAAGACAATTAGATATTGTAAAAAATGTTAAGCAGGGCAGTATTGAAAATCAAAATGACTGGCACTATTTTCTAGACTTACTATTTGAGGGAGTTTATAATGATAAAGACTAATTTTGTTGAACTAAATAGAATGCTCCACGAATGTAGTGAGTTTATCAGGTCGATTTGGGTGCATACTGAGGGTGAAGATATGGGAGATTATGACATTCTTAAAAAAGAAGTAAACTTACTTTCAGATAAGGTAAATGCAATGATAACTAAGCTAGATGCATATGAACAAAATAAAAACAGATATTAACATAGCTAAAAACATTATATCTCAGTACGAGATAGATACAGAAGTTTATATTGTTGATGGTTTAGATTATGGGAGTTATAATGTAATTAGGGATTGTATATTTCTTAATGAACATTATAATTCCTGTGACGAATTTTTATTAACATTATTGCATGAAATTAGACACGCTTTAGATAATAAAAGATTAGGAAAAAAATATCTAAAGAAGTATAATCAGGCATCAGAAGTAGCCACACATCATGGTTTAAATGCCCATGACCATAATAAGTGGGAGATAAAAGCAGAAAAATGGGCAAAAAAGGAGATAAAAAAATGGATTCATTAGCAGATTACAAAAGAATCGATAATGCAAAAACACTAACTATGGAATATTATTTTAAAGACCCTGAGTGGTTTGATAAAATAGATATGGGAAATGGTGGCACTAGGTTTAGAGTTGAAAAAAATGACAGAACCTATGAGTCAACAGGTATACAACCTATAAGATGTATAAAATGCAGTAAACCTTTTCAAAAATTACCTGTTCATAGAAGTTATGGCACTCATACTCATTTAAATATTAATTTATTTAAGGGGCTATTGATGGAAAAAGGAGTATGCCATGAGTGTAAATAAATATGATTTTCACAATTTGGAATACATTATCCCAACCAATCGATTTATCAAATGGTTTAATAAAAATGAAACAAAGATTATAAATCTATTTTGCAAATTTATAAAAAAAGAAAAGGTGTATGATTGTGACTTTTCACATTTTGCAGAGTATATTTTTCATACAGATAAGAGTTGCAAGGATTATAATAAAGGTCGTATATTTAACAATGAAAAAAAGGATGTATAAAATAATTAAGAGTGGATTTATACCCAAGGGTTGGTTTGCCTCCTTTTTTCCAGCCCTCCACTCGAAAAGGAGTTTATAATATGAGTTATTATTTTGGTGTAATGCCACAATTTATCAGACACAATAAAGATATAAAACCATTTTCTAAGGTTTTATATTCAGAGATATTATCCTGTTTAAATGATAATGGGCAATGTATAAAAAGAAATGCACATTTTAAAAAGGTATTAGGAACAAGTACAAGTACAATATCAAGTGGATTGACTGAACTTAGAAGAAATGGTTTTATAAGTGTTGATATATACTTAGAAAAGGGTACTGAAAAATTTATTAAAAGATATATTACCCCTATTGTTTTTTCGGGTGGGGTAAATCAATTGGTAAATAGTACCCATGCCAATAATCAAATAGGGGTAAGCAATGGTTCTCCTCAGGGCAATGCTAAAGACCCTAGTGAATATCAGGCAACATTATTATATAATAATAATGATATAAATAAAGTATATATTAATAACGATAAATCAGTACCTATACTAGATGAATTAAATGATAGGCAGATAGAATATCTAAGGAATATTGTAGATGATTTTTACAATGAAAAGAATATACATTTTCCTGAAGTTATAAAAAATGACTGGCATAAGGATGAGTCACTTGTTAATGATTCTATTAATACCCTATATATGATTATAAAATTGGATGATTATTCTGAAGAGATTGTTAGAGATGTATTGAGGTGGGCAGTTAATGATAAATTCTGGCATAGTAACCTTATATCATTACGAGGTCTTAGAAGTAAATCTAATAATGGTCAAACTAAATTCACTAACATTTATTTAAAATACAAAGGGAGAAAATAAAATGGAACTAATATATCAATTACTATTAACAGGTTATTTATGTTTTACAATTGTTTGGATAGCTTGGCTACAAACTAAGTTAAACATAGCTAATGACAAATTAAGCATTACTCAGAGCAGATTAGAGGACTTGGAGTTTTTGTATGACCTTAGAAAGTAATGGCATTTATGTTAAGTCTACAAGTGGTCAGGAAAAAACTAAATGCCCTCAATGTTCACATCGTAGGAGAAAGTCATTTGACTTATGCCTATCTGTTAATATTGATGAGGGTGTGTGGAACTGCCACCATTGTGGCTGGAGCGGTAGCTTGAATAAAAGACCAAAAACAATTGAGGAAGTCTTAATAAAACCAACAAAAGAAATTAAGACTAGATTGCCACAGGATATTATTGATTGGTTTGCTGATAGATGTATATCTGAAAATACTTTGGAACAGGAAAAAATTGGCTTTGATAATAGCTGGATTCAATTTCCTTTTTATAAAGATGGAGAAGTGGTCAATATCAAATCCAGAACATTGGCAAAAGGATTTAAGCAAGAGAAAAATGCTGAAAAATGTTTTTATAGATTTGACCATATGCAAGGTATGGAAACTATCATTATAACTGAGGGCGAAATGGATGCATTAGCTTTGGTGGAAAGTGGATTTAATAATGTGGTATCAGTCCCTGATGGAGCTACTGCACCAAATTCTAAACCTACAGATAGGAAGTTTAGTTACCTTATATCTGCTGAGGAACATTTAATGAACGCTGAAACTATCATATTGTGTACAGATTCTGATGATGCAGGTAAGCACCTTAGGGATGAATTATCTAGGCGAATAGGTAGGGAAAAATGCTTTAGAGTTACATTTCCATTGGATTGTAAAGATATGAATGATGTACTTATAAAATATGGTGAAGATAGAGTTAGTGAGATTATATCTGATGCACATCCCTATCCTATTGATGGTGTTGTAGAGATTAGGGATGTCATTGATGAGGCAATTGATTTATTAAATAAACCTGAGCATATGGGATTATCTACAGGCTGGAGTGACCTAGATGATTTTTACAGGATTAGTCCTAGTGAAGTATCTGTTGTTACAGGTGTTCCCAATATGGGTAAATCAGAATGGATGGATGCTCTGATGATTAATATGATTCAGGAATATGGCTGGAAGTTTGGTGTATTTTCTGCTGAAAATTTTCCAGTAAAACATCACTTGCTAAAATTAGTAGGTAAGTTTGCTGGTAAACCATTTTATGGCGAAGAAAAAATGGAAGAAGAAATTGCAAGAAATTCTATGGAAATACTAGATGACCATATTAAATTTATAGGTACTCAGGAAAATTCTGTTACAGTAGCATCAATAATGGAACAAGCTAGACTACTTAATTATAGATATGGTTTAAATGGTCTTATAATTGACCCTTGGAATACATTAGAGCATAAGTATGGCGATGGAGATAATGAGACTAATTATATATCTAAGGTATTGTCAGAATTAACGGCATTTGCTAAGGTAACAGAACTTCACATATGGATAGTAGCACACCCAAGAAAAATGGAAAATGGAGTAGATAGAAAACCTGTAGTGCCTACACCATATGATATATCAGGTTCAGCAAATTGGTTTAATAAAGCAGATAATGCAGTTACAATACATAGGCATAGAAGTGATGATGATGATTATGTTGGTGTCCATGTTCATAAGATTAGATTCCAATATAAGAATGGTAGCCCAGGGATTTGTAAATTAAACTATAATGTTAAAACAGGAAAATATGAAACACACATCGAAAGAGTTAAGGAAAATCTTTTTGGATAGAACTGAAAAGTTACCTAGTAATGCTAGTAAAGGTGGCGATAGGAATATTAGAAAAATGAGAAAAAGACTACATGATGAATTTGATAATATATGGATTAGGTATAATGAAAACAAAGCTACTTATAATCAATGGCAACAGGCATTAGATAAGTGGTTAAAAGCGGAGTGTATATGAAAGTTAAAAGGTATATAGTAACACCTGATAAACATTTTCCTATGGCAGATATGAAAGCTATAAGTGTAGTATGTCAGGCTATAGAAATTATAAAACCTGATGGATATATAGATTTAGGGGATACAGGCGAATGGGAAAGTGTTTCACATTGGCAATGGAAAAAGAAAAAAAGACCACCGCTGGAATATCAATTGCCCTTTGTTACTAAAGAAATTGAAGAAGTTAATAAAGGTATGGATATTATAGATGAGTCACTAGACAAAGCCAATGTAAAAGATAGGCATTTTGTTGAGGGTAACCATGAAGACTGGCTAAATCGTTTTGTAGAAGAAAACCCCTACCTAGCTAGTGATTTTTTAGTAAAAAATGCACTCAGGCTAAAGGAGCGTGGTTATAAATATCACCCATTAGGTAAAATGCTAAAAATAGGAAAGCTCAATTTTTATCATGGTCATCATTATGCTGGGGTGCAACATACTAGGAATCATCTAATTAGAATGGGTGGCAATGTAATGTATGGACATCATCACGATATTCAGCAATCTAGCGTGACTCATATAGATGGTGTTAAATCAGCTTGGTCAATAGGATGCCTAAAAGATATGAGTGCTGAAGCTAATCAATGGCTGGGTAATAGACAGCATAATTGGCAACACGCTTTTGCTATAGTGGATTTTTACCATAATGGATTTTTTACTGTTCATCTGGTTCAGATTGTAAATGGTAAAACTTCTTTGTGGGGAGAACTAATTAAAGGTTGACATCTTATAATAAAAGGAGTTAATTTTATATATGGAAAACAATAAAAAAGGAATGTATTTCGCTACTATCACTTGGGTTAATTTTGAAGATGGTAGGGATTATAGTTTAACAATTCGCAGAGATACTTATGAATGGATATTAGAGGGCATTCAGGATTATGTTAAAAAGTATAAACCTAGAATCCCTCAGCTAGAAACCTGTGCATATGAATCTGATGATGTTATTAAGGATTTAACAGAACAAGCTAAAAAGGAATTAGGTTATAATGTATAACCCTAACTTTGATATAGACTTATCTTGGGGTCAGGTTTATGAAGATAAGATTAAAACCCTACTTGAATCCAAAGGTAAAATAGAGGTAAAGACTGAGCGTGACCAATGGTTAGAAACAGGCAATATAGCCATAGAGTACAGATGTAGAGGTAAAAAATCAGGCATTGCAGTAACAAAAGCCGATTGGTGGTTTCATGTGCTGACAATAGATGATATTATGGTTGGCATGGTATGTTTTCCTGTGCCTAAATTAAAAACAATAATGAAAGTTTTATATAAGGATGGTGTAGCTAGGACAGTCGCTGGTGGCGATGATAGTGCATCAGAAATGCTTTTAATTCCTTTAAAAGAATTATATTCACAACAATTTTATAAATAACATAGGAGATAAAATGGAAACAAAACAACTAAAAATAAAAACTAATGACAGTAAAGTGGTTGAGTTTATGTTTGATAGCCCAAAGCAAGGTACTAACAATTATGGTAATTGGAATTTGTATGGATTAAAATGTGATGGCGAGGATGTTAGTTTGTTTGCTACAGATAATCTACATAGTAAAATTCAGTTTTATCAAAAAGGCGATACTGTTGAAATAGCAAAGAATGAAACAGAACAAGGTAGAATATACTGGGATGTTACACCTCGTAATGGTACACCAGTTAGGGATGCATCAAACTCAACAGTAAAACAAACTAGCACAACTGTTGATGATAGAACTGCTGACATACACAAACAGGTATGCTTAAAACTTGCAGTTCAAAGTATGGGTACTGAATTTGATATTACTGAGATTGAATCTAGGATGTATTCACTACTAAGTGTGTTACATGGTAATGAGTCAGATGGTTTGCCTATCTAGTGAAACGACCATTAATTAAGAAATTAGATAATGCATGGGCTAAGAAAATCAAAGAATATGGTATGTGTGAAAAGTGCCATAAAACAAAACCGCTTAATGCCCATCATTTCTATTCTAGGTCAATAAGAATTGTAAGGTGGGATATAGAAAATGGATTCTGTTTATGTGTTGGATGCCATGTTTTTTCAAGTAGTTTTTCTGCTCATAAAACTCCAGCGGAGTTTGTTGAATGGGCAATTGAAAAGCGTGGCATCAAGTGGTATGAAGATTTGAAAGAGCGTAAAAACTCAATGATAAAGTATAAAGATGCGGATTATGATAATTTAATTGATGTTATTGAAAATTATAAAATTGCCCCTTGATAAGTTTTTTAATAACCTGTGGTTGTTATAGGCTGACAAATGGATTGGCGTTCAGAGGGGCAAAAAATTAATATAAGGAGTATAATATGGTAGAGATAATGTTAATGTTTGTGTTAGCACTCGTAGTCTACAATAGTAATTTGTGGGAAAGTGGCGAGTGGGATACCAATAAATCTAAGTGGGTATATTGGAGAGATAAATGATTAGTGATATTAACTTAACTAATTGTTGCTACTCACCATTTATTGAGCCTGATTATCCCGATGTAGATATATGTAGTGCCTGTTTAGAACATGCAGATTTAGACGAGGAGTGTAGTACATGAAAGTACCTGACTTTATAAAGTGGGCAGAGTCAATGCAAAAAGAAGAAAACAGATTGATGCTAGTCAAAGGTAAAGAATATACTGTATCAGATGAAGATAAATTTAAGAACTTTAAAAGCATTGCTGAAAGAATGGCACTTAGACCTGAGCAAGTAGCTATGATATACTTACTTAAACACATGGACTCAATTAGGAATTATATTCATACTGGTAAGGAATCAAGTGAAGAATCAATAATGGGTAGAATACAGGATGCTAGAAACTACTTATTATTATTGGGTGGCATCATTGAGGAGAGTAGTTCTGCCAAAAGATAAGTTCGGCTCTATACAATGGGTAATAGATGCCCTGTATACTGATGTAAAAGAAAAAACCCATAGAAGACCAAGGGAAACTGATGAGATAAGGGCAGATAGAAATTTATCTTGGTGTCCTGAGTGTAGGCGTAAATGGAATATGTTTGAGGGGAGACTATGGGCTTCCCCAGACATTAAACTTTGGAAAGAAAAAATATGCCCAAGATGCGATTCCCTTGCAAAGTAGAAAATGGCAAATTAATTATATTAAATAGGTCAGAGTTTGATGATATTATTGGCAAGTTAAATGGCGAATATTATATTGAAATTACTGATACTGGAGTTCGTTCTGCTCAACAAAATAACTATTACTGGTCTATAGTTGATTTATTATCTAATGAATTAGGTTACACTAACAGGGAAATGCATCAAGCTATAAAAGACCATTTTGAAATCAATAGCACAAAAATATTAACAACGAAAGAGTTTGCTCAGTTTATAGAGCGTATTATAAGGTGGTCTGCAATAGACCTAGGAATCGTTATCCCTGATTCTAAAACTCTTCTTCAATCCTCATAGATACATTAAATACATCAGGAGCAACCTGAGTCATACTTAATCCTTTTTGAGCAAATCTAGCAAATAAGTAGTCAGACTCTGCATTATTACCAACACTAGACCCATCTTGTGTAAATATAAAGGGTATGTGACCCCCATGTGTCATATTCCACACATCATTTACAACTGTGTTATCAGCTTGTGTTTGGACATTGTATGTACTAGGCATAACATCACTACTATTTAAATAGCTGAATTTCATATCATAAGTCATTCTCCCCCCATAAAGCCCTCTTTTATTATCTCCTGTGTATGTTTGGAATGGTGATTTGTTTGTAGTTGATAATAGGCTTTTTCCATAATTAGATAAAGTTGAATATCTTTGACCACCAATTGACTCCTGTGCATCTTGTCCATCAAATACTATATTTCTTTTTACACTTAAATCAGGACTTACAGGCATATCATAATATTCACCTACCAATATACAACCAATAGATAAGTTATTGTTAGCATCAAAAAATGCTCCTGAGCCTCCATCATCTGCATCATTAACAGTTCCCTCAAATTGTATTCCTATATACCTGCTTGAAAAATTAGTAAATGTAATAATAGTGTGTCCATCTGATGCTGGTGTTATAGTATTACTACTTATTGTGTCAGCATCTAAAACTTCTGAAACACTAGCTATTGCTGTAGCACTAGCAAAATCAGTAGCCTGTACATCTGACTCTGTTGAAGAGTCATGTGCTATTGTGACTTTTGCATTTGATGAGGTCATATTATGATTTAAAATTGCTACAAAATTTGTTACATAAGAGCCAAAATTTTGGTCTAAAGTCAATACTACATGCTCATTTCTATTGTTAGTTGTATCAAATACTACTTGATTTAAAGGTCGCATATCAAATAATTCTGCAACTGTACCAGTTGTCATTGTGTTTAATTGCCCACTACTTGAGTTTAAATAAAACTGAGTATTCGTTACCCCCCTAGTTAGTAAATAATTTAATCTATCTACATAAAATCTTGGTTTTCTTATGTTTACATTTGCCATTATCCTATCTCCCTACATTCTATTTGTATAGAATTAATATTTCTGTTTAAACTTGTTATCATATAATATTGTGAACCAGATTCGCTCCAGCTATGACCAAAAGGATTAACTGGTAAATCATCAAATGTAACAATATCTCCAGTTTCTAAAGCATAAGCCTTTGATTTATTTACAATCTCACAGGTAATGATTTTTTTTATATCTCCAACAATGTTATTATAATAAGAATAAAAATCATAATTACAATCAGCATTCGCTGTTGTACTTGGCGTTCCAACATTCATGTCTAATTTAACATCTTTTATATTTTCTTTTAATTTAATTTTATATTTTGTTCTATTGGAATCATTGTATGAAGTGACATTAGATAAATATTTATTATTTGCTGGGTGTTTTTCATAATTAATATTCATTTTAGTTACCATATCTGAAAAAGCAGATGTACTAATTTTTATATTTTTTATGTCTGTTTTAGTTAATTCCTGATTAGATGAAAGTTCACTAGATTTTTTTATGTAAATTACACGACTTGTAGCATCTGCTCTAAATTTAAAAATAAATCCAAATTCATACATTAATTTTTCAAGAATTGGTTTTAATTCAGTCGGTTCTAATGCCCACCATCTTATTTTCCAATTTGCAGTATTTCTATCTGTATTTAAAGCACTCCAGCCATCAGGGTCAGCAGTATCCATTCCTGTATACCTTACTAGCATATCTCTAAGAACTTCGTGTCCATGTTCAATTTCCCCATTTGAGCCAGAATAAGATTCTGTAAGTCCACTAGCACCAACATACATATATTCTAAATCATTTAAGTATTGCTTTGAAGATTCTTTGCTTTCATCCGATGTATCTAGAGCCACTTTTACAATTATATGACAATCGTATATTCTCAATGAAACAGTTTCACCCTCAGTATCAGCAGTCCATGATATTCTATATTTTATATTTGGTAATTGGTTATTATTATTTGTATAATGGCTAGTTAATTCTGCACCACTTAATGTGTATGTGTCAGTTAAAATACTAGAACTAAATGATGATGTTATAGTGTCAAGATTTGTAGAGCCTACAAGTAATTGTAAACTTCCAGCTATATCTGTATTACTTCTATAGAGCCTGTATCTTGTAAAAACTTTAATTTCTGAAATTAACCCAACAATATTAGGTGGTGTAAATTCTATATCTCTTTCAATAGTTCCACCAGCAACATCAGAAAGTGTTGAAATTTTTGTGTATTCAGCATATGTAGAGCTTTCATCGCTTCTAGAATCAAATGCATTTTCACCATTAGACCATTGACCAGCACTTAATACAGTTTTATTTTTTGTTTTAAAACCTCTAAATAAATCAGTTCTGCATTTCATTGCATTTCCACCTTGATAGGTTTCAGATGCATCAGTAAAATTTGAACTATCAGAGCCTATTGGAACAAACTGGTCGCAGTCTTTTTCAAAATGATGCAATCTTGCTTTTTCTTCTGTAGAACTACCATCATACTCCCTAGCTACAACTGCTGTAATTTTACCACTTGTATTATCAATAGGCACAGGGTATAAAGCTCTAGTTTCTGAAAGGTCTTGGGCAGACTGACTAGAATCACTCTCTTCAAAATTGCCATAAGCAATAGGTATGTATACTTTGCTAGTAGATGTTTTTTCAGATGGAATAGAAATAAAATCCCAAGGTCGTTGTTCTGTGAATTGTATAGAAATTTCTTTATTATCATGTGAAAAATTTATAATTCTACCTTGATATATTTGGAAACATTTAACTAGACTATCCAATTCATTCAATTGTGAGTAAACTTTAACATTATAATTTATATAATCATTACTTCCTAAAAATAATTCAATGGATAAATTGCTTCCTTGATATTTAAAATTGGCAACATTAATAGACATATTACTTGTTTTTGCACTAGAATCTGCAAGATTTATATTATCTCTAATTGAACCAGATTTTGTAACGACTCCATGATAAAATACATCACCTACAAAAGTATTAGATGTAGCTAATGGTAAAAACCCACCATAAACAGCTCCATTAATTGTTCCATTTAACCCATTGCCAGATAAATCCTGTATACTAGGTTCTCCATTATTAAATTCCCAATATCCTTTTAAATTTGAAGATTGGCTATAATTACCAAAATCATATAATAAAGATTTAAAACTACCACTATTATATATAGCTGTAATTGGATTAGTGTCTGATGAATCTAATCTGGTATTCCAAATAGCAAGATTTTTTAATTTAAATTCTCCCCATATGTCTGTTGATGGTAATTTTTGACCTATAATTGCTTTTAAACTTGAGCCTGAGTAAGTTGGAGTTGTAATACCAGCAGTACCACCCCCATCTGTAATGCTATCACTTGTTGCACTATTGACATAGATTTTTGTTCCAGATGTAGCCTGTGCAAAAGTGCTAGTAACTACTACAAAATACCATGTATTTGCAGATAAAACTGTATCGCCATACATTGTTCTTCTGTCTCCACCGCCTGAACCACTTCCATCATACCAGTCTATCTGTATTTTATTATCAGTTCTTTTAGTAACTCCATATCCAACATAATTAGTAGCATGGTCATGGCTTCTAAAAATTGGCTCTGTTGCTCCCAATGTTGGGAAATTAATCCAAAAAGCAATAGTTATTCCTGTAGAACTTGTTATTGCTATTGAAGATGATGATGTTGTTGTGCCTAAATCAATGTAGTCATTAGAGCCATCAAAAGTCATATATGAGTTACTATTAAATAACTGATAAAGCCAATTTTCTCTTAAATTAGAGTTTTTTGAAAAATTTTGATAATCAGTTGGAAGTGTTAGGCTCATGCAAGATTCATCCTTTGAGCTTTTTCAATGGCAGGTATAATAGTTTCTACTACAGTTTCATCAACAAGTGGAGCAGATATATTGACTGTTATTCCAGCATTCCCTGTTTGATTCATTTGATTAAGTGTTTCAGTTCCTATAGATTGAACTGCACTTCTTGACATTACAAATTCTCCTCTTTCTGCTTCAATCATTGTACCGCCTTGAGAATGTCTATTACCTCCAACTATACCACCACTTTCAAACTTTTGTGCTTTAATGGTAGCAACATTTGTTAATCCTGTTGCTATAACTCCAGCCATTGCAAGTACATTTGTGGGAAAAGGTAGCTTGGAATTTAATACTTTATTACCAGCCCCATAAGCATCTATAATAGCTTGTGCTAATGCAAGTGCCTTACCAAGTTCAAATGTTTTTTTGCTAGTTTGAGCTAGTTGTGCTAATGCCCCTATTGCACTAGACGTAGCATCTAATCTTACTTGACCTAATTTTTCTTCAAGTTTTATTTTTTTACCAGTAAGTTCTAAATCTTTTTTATCAGCATCGTGTTTTGTAATATCTTTTTGTAATGCTTGAAGTTTTATTAATTCTCTTTCTTCTTCTATAATTTTTAATTGCTCAACAATAGAAAATTCCCCAAGCATTGCTTGATTTCTTTGTCTAATAATTTCTAATTCTTGTTGTGATATTTTAGCCCTGTAATCAGCTATTTTATTACCATCATCTTTAGTTTTATTTTTTTTATCTTCTGATTCTACTACAGCTTTATTAGCTTTTGAAATTTTATCAGTAAGGTCTAATACTAGTCCCTCAATTTTTATTACTCTTCTTTTTTTCCTTAATGTTTCTTCAGTTTGTACATTTGTAAATAATTGACTTAATATTAATTCATTATTTAATTTTTTCTTCCTAGCTAATAATATCTGTAGTTTTCTTTCATCAGTCATTGATTGTTGAATTGGAGTTTCCGCTAGTGTTAAGGAATTAAAATATTTTGTTGTAGATTCAAATAAACTAGTAAATGCTTTTGATGTTTTTATTAATGTTGGTTCTAATAATTTACCTGTAGCTACAGATAGTTCTTCAGTAGCTCTTCCTAAATTATCATACACATCTTGATTTGTATCAATTTCATCTCCAATGTCTTTAACTTTAGCTCTAGCAGATTCCATAGTAGCAGTTAAAAATGCTTGTTTTTTCTCTGCATCTGTAAGCTGGTCTACACTTATATTTAGTTTTTTAGCATAAGATTCATATGCCTCATCAGATTTAACAATAATACCAATGTTATCTAACATCAATCTTGATTGCCTACCTATACCAGTAATTAATGACTCAACGGATGATGCGGTATCTTTACCTAATGCCCTACCGAGTCTTTGAGCAATGTCAAACATTTCAGCCATTTCATCAGAGTTTTTACTTACTCCAAGTATCATAGCATTATTTGCCTGTTGAAATAAGTCAAACTCACTCATAGTGCCATCAGTAGCTTCTTTTAGTTTATTTAAAGACTCTTGAGAATGGTCAACTTCACCTGATAAAGTTTTAAAAGCCCTTTCCATATTTTCTACTTTAGATGCTGTGGTAGCAAACTTACCAAGCTGTCTAACACCAAGACCCATAGCAAAGTTAAATAAAAGCATTTTAGACCTTATAACTGCAAAACTACCGCCTAGTATCCTAGTGGATTTTCTAGTTCTTTTTTGTACATTATTTAATGTTTCTGTAGTATTTGATAACTTTTTTTGTGCTTTTGTTAAATCTTTTGAGGCTCTATCAAGTGATTTGATAGCGTTAATTAACGCTTTTTCACCTTTGGATTGAAATATTACTGTTACTGTTTGCTGTGCTTTTGCTTTACTTGCCATTGTTCATAGCCTCGGCTTTCTTACGCTCTATTACATTTTTAATTAAAAAACTTTTTTCTACCCACTTATGTGGTTGCTCACCATATGTTCCTTTATATGGACTTATGCCAAATTGCTGAGAGTATATGTATCTGGAAATATCTTTTTGTGCTTTTGCATTAATAAGGACATTAGGACAGGCAAAAAAGGGTAGCTGTTTTACTACAGACTCAGCTATATTAAAATTACTACCCTCTTTATTGCTTTGCTTTACCTCATCAACTAAAAGCTCCATAATCTCCTCGACATCACTACTTGATGTAAACATACGAGTTTGATATTTTCCATCGATTAAGATAGGAATTTGAGCCTTATAAGGGTATGTATGATACATACAACCCCCACATTGATTGGTTACATGGATATTGTACTCTAATGTGAGGGTTTCTATTCCCCCAAGCGTTGATAGTCCTGTATGGCAACTGACAATTCATTTTTCTCATCATCGGTTAAAGATTTAATGAAATTATCATCTGCACCATCAACACCCTTGCGAATCCATGCAGTTCTAGCTTTTGACAAGTTTTTAATTGCCACTAAGTTATCACCATCATATTTCATTTCAGGCACATCATTGCAGAAGTCTATATCATCTACTGACATTTCTTTTATTTTAACTTCCTTATCAGTAGAAAGTTTAATACTCTTCATTATGCAGAGATATCAAAAGTAATTAATGCATCTGTTCCATCATCAACTGATTTAATAGAGCAATCTAGCATCATTATATCTGCTTCCGCATATGCAACATTGGTAAATACACCATTCTGCACATCGATACCATAAGCATTATTATTTGTCATTACAAACATATTGCCTGATAGCGGAGCAGTTTGTGTATCAAAAGAATTTATAAATCCCTTTGTATTGCCATCATACTTAACTTGAGTATCAACTGTTACTGCTGTTTCTGCACCTCTAGTTACAAGTTCGTAACCTGTAGAAGTGACTCCACTAAATACTGCTGGACTATCAATAGTAGCAGTAAATGACTGCATAACTACATCTGTGTTAAATACTTTAAGTCCACTAGCAGAAGACATAAATATATTTGTAGTATTTGCATATACATTGTTACCAGCTACTGTACTAGATTCATTTACATCTGGTTTAACACCTGATTGTAGCGTAGCAGAAAATTTGTATCTACCGCCCTCTTCTCCAGCATCAGCAGATAGTGCAAAATTAGTTACTACCATTCCAGCCATTTCTAATGAACGCTGATTGCTGTGGTCTGATGATTTAATTACTACTGTGAGCGAAGATGCACTATTAGTAACTGCACTTCCATACAGTTGAGATGCAGGTACAAAACCACTAGCTATTGATGCATCACCTGAAACATCGTTACATATATTTTGCATAAGTAATTTATGCCCAGCATCTAAGTGCATATTGCCAGATATTGATAACTCAGTAGCTCTAAGAACATTGTCTTGAAAAAAGTCTTCATCTTTTAATGTTCTACCTATACCACTTCTAACATCCAAAACTTGATTGACATTAAGTGATGGCATACTAGCAGAGTCAACATCTAACTGATACATATTACTAGCATGAATACCTGATGCACCAGCATTAGTTGCATCAGATGCTATCCATACTTGAAATTCTTTTGGTGAAAATGCATGATTAACTGTAGCCATTATTTACTCTCCTTTTTATTTTCTTTAACTTTAACTAAATTTTTAATTGAGTCAGATACTTTCTTAACTGATATTTCATTACCAGATTTAAGCTCTTCCCAATCTTTAAATGATGCTCCACACTCTTTCCAACAATTTGGAAGACTAGAGCTTTTATCTATGATTTGTATGTTCATATCGTATTCCTTATTACTTTATGATATGTTTCCTAAGTATTTACATCTCCATTCCCATCTGATAACATTTAACCCCTCAATCAATTCTTCATCTTCTTCTAACTCATTGATACGAGCAGTTGTAAATCTACCATCAAAAAATGTATTATTCATATTTTGAAAGAATAGAGCTTCTATGTGTGATACTTGACGAAGTATATGTTCCCAAGTATCTTTTTTGACTGTCTTTTCTTTAAAGGTATATGATACATCAAGTATATATTCCCTTGTTTCACCTGTAGCCATACGCTCAATCAAATCGCTACCTACAGGGTTAAGTCTTATTGACTGGTTTCCCATGTCTTTAAAATCTCCTGTATAAACAGGAATTGTACCAGCAAACTCGTTATTTAAAAAAGTCCTTATCGTATCTAATATTTTGTCATCCCATATATTGACAAATGTTATCATCTACGAGACATCCTAATTGACATTGGCATACCATTATCTGTATGTTCAAATTTTCCATGAACTTCTATCTCCCAATAGTCATTTATTGTTGCAGTATCGCCAGTATCACCAGCAAATCTTATTTCTAGACCACGACTAAGTGTTTGATAATCCCCACTTACTATATCAGAATGAGTTTCAGCATCTCCATTATTCATTCTTTCTGCCCCAAGATTATCTGAATCAGATTGCCATACTGCATACCTCGCAGTCCCCATAGCCCCAGCAGTAGTTATTTTTACTCCTATTCTATCGTAAACACCATAATAAGCACCTCTTGTATCAACAATCCTCAGATTACCACTTACTGTACCTTCCCTAATAACCCCTTTAGAGGAGTCACCACTTGTTTGCCAAGACAGTTTAGCACTTCCAGTATTTAAAGCTGTTATGTTTTGCTCAACCTCATTAAATAAAGCATCTGCTACTTCAGATGTTGGATTAGATGCACGAATTAAAAAACTACAAGCTATTAGTGCAGTTGTCCTAATAATCATGTAATCGTAATTACCATCTTGGTCTTTAAATTGTTTTCTAGGTAACTTGCTATCTAGTCTGGAATCAAGGTATTTTTCAGCATTAGATATATATCTAGTTTTTAATGTTGCCCAATCATCCCCTGACTCCATAAGCATATCATTAGGGTTAGTAGAGCTATTATAATAATATACAGCATCCAATGATGATTCATAAAACCATTCTCCATTATCATTTACAACACCACTATTTGCCTGAGCAGAACCTAAATCTTGCCCATTAGCAAATAATTGAGTAATTAAACCACAATTATCCGCTCTATATAGATTGCTACTATGAACTACCCATCCATATACAGCAGTTTTAGTATCAAACTCATCTATTGCTGGAAATACATCTTTTAAATCTCTATTAGTACAATAAGCCATAATTCTCCTAATTTACATCTAATTAATTTTGCTACACAAGTTCAACATGGACTAAATCGTCAAAGTTATTGTCTTTTGTTTGCCCATCACTATCCCAATCACACCCAACTCTGACTGGTACTTTCATTTGTTGTGCTATACCTCTTATCATGCCACACATATAATGAAATGTGTCTCTATCATCCCAGTCAATTGGGTATGGTGCAAGGTCAACAGCTTTACCCTCTATGTGTTTTGAGTATTTTGTTTTACTTGCACCCTTTGCTACCAACTCATCTTGTCTTTTCTGAGTTCTAACTCCTTCAATAATGGTTACATCCATTATTTTAATAAGCTCATTTAAGACATTTACTAATTCAGGCTTAACTCCCTTTAACCTAGCTCTTGACCTTTTACCAAACCTATACATTATTTTTTCTTCTTTTTCTTTTTAAACATAGATTTCTTTTTTTTCTTTGATGGTCTACCACGCTTAGACCCATATGTTCCTACACCTTTTGGCATTATATTCTCCTTACCATTTAACTTTATTTGCCCAATAAGCACCTGACATTTTACCTCTAGCAATGTTTCTACGATGCCTAGCTTTAAATGACCTACGCTTTGCTTTCATCCTAGCTGACTCACCTTTTTTAGGTTTACCAGAAGTTTTAGCCCCTTGTTGACCAAATCTAATTAATTTTATTTTTCCACCTGATTTAGCTAATACTACATGAGATTTAGTAGAGTGACTTGGTGTTCTTTTGGGTTTATTATACCCACTTAACCCAAATCTAGCCAATCTAGGGTCACGCTTTCTTCTAGGCATTATTTTTCAACAAGCCCCTCTATTACATCAGTTACTAAGTCAACACACTTCTCAAAAAATATCTGTTCTTTCTCTTCAGAAACAAAAGGTATGTCAATTTTTTTGTTTATTTTTGTAGCTAACTCTTCTTTAAATTCATCAGATTGGATATGATTAACTACATTGTCAGCATATTCACTTACGATATGGTCTTTAGCTTTGTCTATAATACTTGCTAATATTGCTTTTTTCATTTTATTTCCTTGTATTATTTATTTTTAATATTAAATACACTATTGTTAATAGTGCCACTATGCATTGTAATGTAAGGCTAACATTAGTTAATGATAACCCATAATTTGCTACACTAGCCGATGCTACTTTTAAACTATCCATTAATGTTTTCCATTTACCCTGCTTAATGAACCTTTGATTTCAGATACTTGATTATCAAGGTCGTTAATTTCTTTGTTAAGTGAATCAAACTTTCTATCAAGCTTATCATCAGACTGATTCCATCTATTAATAAGTTTGATAACCATTCCTTCCATATTTTCAAGTGTTTCACTTTGTCCCTTGTTTTCTATTTTTAAATTTTGCAAAGCCTCTGCCTGTTCGTTCCCTCTTTTGTTCATCGAGTAGACCATGAACATAAACATAGCCCCTACGACACCTATCATGCCCATTTCTGAGTATATCGCTATAAATTCTTCCATTTACTTCTTCTTCTTCTTTAATAATTTTTGATGCCACTTTAATTCTTCTTCCATTTGCTCATATCGTTTGCTTTCTTCAATTATATGTTTTTCGACAAGTTCTGTAATTGTGGTATCAGCAACAGATACTCTTCGTTCAAGCTCTCCAATTCTATGGATAACTTGATAGTATGAATAAACAAGACCAGCGATAAGTAAACACATTTGAACAAGCCACTTAATGTTAATGCTAATAACGGCATTATCATCCACGACTGCCCCACGATATGACCTTGCTGTTTTAGGTTTATTGTCATTCATATCTCACTATGGCTTGTAATACCTGTAAAAATCTTCTGGGTTTTCTGTATCTACTACCACGAATATCGGAGAGACAATACTATTGCCTGTACCAGTCCCACCAACAATGGCAAATTCATAACGACCATTTTGATAGGGACTTTTAATTGTATCGTTGTCAAATAAGTGTAAAAAACTCGTATCACTAAAGACTGGAACAAACTCTGCACCCTCTAACTCCTCTACTTCAATTCTTCTGTTTTCGTTATAATCAACTACCACCCCTGTACTACTTGTTCTGTGAGCTTGGCTTGGAAATTTTCCCATTCCATTTATTTCCACCTGTTGGTTATACCACATTTGAGATGCCTTAACAATTTTTTCCAAGTTTGCTTTAGTTTGCTTGGCTTTAGCACCTTCCCCAATCCTACTAAAAGCAGGTGCGGAAGTAACAGTAAGAGTAGCCATGATAGCCATAGTAACAGCGAACTCAGCAAGGCTATTTCCTTTATTCCCCACTCCACTCATCCTTCTTCATTTCTTCAATAGCTTCACTATGACTCATCGCAGTAATACCACTTACCCCACTAACTGCATCTAATGTTCCATCTTGTATAGGTAGTTCATATTTTACAATTACTTTACTTGCATCGCTATTCCATCTTGGACTGCCAAGCTTACCATTTTGAAATGCTGACTCTTTCCAAGTTGGGTCTTGCAATGTAGTTGTATCTACTTCTTGGTCTGTGTATGTATACTCTTCTTCAACTTGTGGTACAGAATTAGGCTCTGCATTGAATTTTTCTAATAACTCGGCTTTGGTATCGCTTGAAGAATAATCTACGCTACAATCGTCCATATACGCCTTTATTTCAGCTTTTGTGTTATCATCTGATGGGTAGTAATCATATTTGTCTACCATTCTTTTAGCAGTCTTTTCTACATCTTTATAAGTGTACTCATTCCAAGACAATCTATCCGCAGTTTTAAGTTTGCTTGGTAGCTTACCCTCATATACTGCTTTTGTTAATATTAAATATGTATTAGTCATTTATGTTTACCTTTTTGGTGTTTATAGTTTTTAGATACTTCATCGGCTGATAATGTTTTATTATAGACACGAACTTCATCAACCATTCCGCTTTTTAAATGGTAATTACTCCCATAATAAACACCAATATATAAATTGGTATTTGCAAAATTTTGAGAAGATGGAAAACTGGATGAACCCGCAGTTTGTACCGCAGTACCATTTAAATATAATTTTGTATTAGCGTAATTACTCCCATCGTAGACTACTACTACATGATTCCATTCTGTGCTCGTAAAACCATTATATATATTTTCATAACTACCATCTAATTTGAAAGTCCATACTATTCTATTTGAACTTAATCTTAATGTTACCCCTGTTGTACCAGATAAATCATCAGTAAAACTAATAATGCCATCATCTACATTTGTATCGGGAACTTTAAACCAACATTCATAGCTAAATGCTTGACAACTATCTCCTAATAAATTTCCAATAGATTTACCTACATTTACATAATCATCGCCTTGAGATATGCGTAACACATTGCTATCAGCATTCTT